TCGCACGGCACGATGATTCGTTCGCAGCTATTGCACCGTTCGGCCCAGCCCTTGGGCAGTTTGGAACCCTCCGTCATCGTCAGGCCCCATTGCCGCCCGGCCAGACCGGGGAACATGTAAGGTGCCATGCACGAGAGCGTCAGCCGGCTCCAGTCGAGGCCGGCCAGGCGCTGCATCCAACCTGGCAGCATACGAATCTCCTGCAGGAGCACGGGCCGCAGCTGCACGCCGAGATAAGTCAGCCAGCGCGTCAGGTAGCGCCCGTAGCGCCCATAACCGTCGTAGCGGTCGAAGCTGTATGCTGCCAGGTTGAGCTTCACACGTCGCTCCTGGATGCCTAGCTGATCGTCGGATTCGTCCAGGTCCCGTCGGCGTGCAGGTACGCGGCCACGCCGTTGGTGCGGTCCTCGCCCACGCCCACGCCGAACTCCATGATGACGTCCAGCTTCTTGACCGGATAGTCATCGTCGAGCGTGGTCTCGGGCAGGATGTAGGCGCCAAAGCCGACGTCGGGATGCACGCGCACGGCCAGGCCGTTACGGGTGTCGAGCTGCCCGTAGGACTTGGTCAGCCCGGCGTAGAGCGTCGGGATGCGATTCGAGAACCGCACCTCGATCAGCCCGTACTCGGACTGGTAGTAGCCCAGCAGCCCGAAGGGGCGCTGCCCGACGGCGAAGAACTGGTTGCCGCTGGTTGCGCCGGCGCGGTCGACCACGCTCACCACCTGGTCCACGACCTCGACAAAGTCGGTCAGGGCCATGTAGTTCGAGACGTCGGTCTTGGACACCAGCGCCGTGTAGGGCGCGCTGTGCCCGTGCTCGGCCAGGTGCTCGGCCATCTGCTCCAGCACGTGATTCCAGTCGTAGGTGTCGTCGTCCACGCCCAGGAAGTGCGTGTGGGACGTGGTGAAGGCCTCGCCGTCGTACGGGAGCGGCGCATAATCGACCGTGCCGCCGGTGCCGCGCACGAACGGGACGTCGTACCCCGCGCTGCCGATGCTGTTTTCGGTGTTGGTGAACCACCGCGTCAGCAGCCGCTTCTCGAAGCGCTCGCGGGCCGTGCGCACCAACGTGCGGATCGACGCCTGGATCTTGGCCGACCGCGCGTCGCGGAGGTAGAACTTGCTTCCCCCGATGGCGCGTCCGTAGTGCTTGAAGTCGATCATGTGCCCGATGGTCGTGCCGTGGATCGTGGTGATGTCGTCCACGTCGGTGATCTCGGGCATCTCCGAGACAGAGCCGCCCTGCTCGTACTCCATCATGACCTCTTCGGTCAGTCCGAAGCACCAGCCCCAGTCGTTGACGATCTCCTGGTTGAAATCGCCCACGGCCAGCGCGACGCGGTTGATCAGTTCCCCGTAGGTGATGCCGTCGCGCAGCGTCCACTCTGCAACGCGCGTGCCGTCGACGCCGGTGGGCAGGGCCTTGTTGAGCAAGGTCTGCGGTCCGATTACTTCTGCCATTTGTAAGTCTCCTATCTGCTAGATCCCGCTGACTGCGCGGGCTAGCTGCTCGACGGATCATTCTGCTGCGGGTGGACGAACAGGCAATTCTGCCCGGCCAGCTCGACGCCCCAGCCGACGATGCGGCTGGCGGTGCCTGCGGCATCTTCCACCCCACCGGCAGTGTCGGATACGTAGTAGTTGGCCGCGGGCGTGATGGTGGCCAGCCCGGTCACCGGCCCGAAGATGCACACGCTGCAGGCCGCGCCGGAGGCGACGGTGGTCTCGCCATCGTAGCTCCCAACGACGATGCCTTGCGCGCGAGCGCTCTCTGCGTTGACGTTGCCGTCGGCCGGGTTCCAGTCTCCGTCGGATGCGTGGTACACCAGCTGCCCGACGGTCAGTGCCTCCCCGGCCTGGGCCGGGATCACGATCGCCCCATGCTCGCGCAGCGCGCGAACGTTGGCGGCGGTAGCGGTTAGAGTCGTCATTCTTATGTCTCCTTGCTCCCTCGCTCAGCGCGAAGGATGCCTGCCTAGAGTCCCATCTCGGCGCGGGCCTTGCGGCGCGCTTCGGGGGAGTCGTCCAGCTTGTGGCGGTCGCGGACCTTGCCGCTCACGCGCGCGGCCGGGCCGGCGAGCGCATCGCGGATCATCTCCGCCAGCGGCTTCATGTCCGCCCACGCCTTCTCGGCCGCCTCGGCCAGCTTTTCCTCGGTGCGCTCCTCGCCCAGCTCGCTCACGATGCGCGTCCGGACTGTGCGCCGGAACGCCTCGACCTTGCCGTTGGCCTCGTCACCCTCGACCTTCCAGTCGACGAGCTCTGCGACCTTGGCGTCGAGCGCGGTGTCGAACTCCGCCATGCGCTTTGCGGCGAGATCGGCCTGCAGCGTGCCGATGACCTCTTTGCTATCGGCCAGCTGCTGTTGCAGCTCGGCGATGCGATTCTGGGCATCGCGATCGGCTTGCACGCCGGCCACGATCGCCTCGCGCAACGTAGCCGGGATGTCGTCGATCGTCAGCTCTGCGATAACCTGTTCCTTCGTCAGTGGCATGTCAGCCTCCGTATCTTCGTTGTTGGGTTGCTCCATCTGCGCCGTGACCGCGAACGTGCCGCCCAGTTTGAGCGCGGCCCGGTCGGCCGGCGCCAGATCGAGTGACTCCAGCCGCAATCCTCGAATGCGGTGGGTCCCGTCCTGCAGCGCCTCGCGCTGCGCGTATGGCCCGTAGATGGATGTGGCCAGCTTGCCGCCCCGGGCCTTCAGGCGGCGCACGTACTCCCGGACCTCGCCCGGTGGGATGTACGCCTTGCCCCACAGGGTGTCGCCCTGGCGATGCACGCCGACCCAATCCACGTCCTCGACGGGGAACGAGGTTGCGCGCTCCTCCAGCTTGATGTGGCCCATGATCCCGCCGCGCCCCACGACCTGCTCCTGGATCGCCTTGACGAGCTCCTCGTCGTAGCGCAATCCGTTCTCGCTCACGCGGCCCACCTCCCCCACGGGGAGGGTCAGGAAGAAGGGCTGCTCGTCTCCGGTCGTCAGCGTGGCCAGGTCGACGCGCGGATCGGTATTGACGTTGGGATAGTCCCCGCGGAACTCCCCCACGATGTAGTCCTGCACCATCTCGCTCGCCGTCTGCGCCTCGTCCCACATCGAATTGCAGATGGCTGCGGCCTGATCCTGGTCCTCGGCCGTGCCCTCTTCCAGCACGATCGGGATGCAGCGCGAGATATAGTCCTTCTTGGATTCGCCAGACTGTGGTGTCGGCATGTCAGTCTCCTCGCTTGCGTATCACGCCGTCGCGGAGCACCCACGGCGCGTGCGTCACGTTCGATCCGCCATCGCCCAGCTCGCTCAGGAGCGCATAGTTGGCCACGCACTCTGGCCACTCGCGGATGCCTGCGGGCACCGGATGCGCCTGGTGGACGATACTCACGTCCGCCGTGGCATCCACCACTGCTACCCCCGTGCGCAACGCGCGGGCCACGAGCCAGTTGTCCCACGCTGCCCGGCCCAGCGCGAAAGGTGGAATGTCGCCCCACACGTTGCCCGGCGTGGCGAAATAATCGATCCCGCAGGGAGCGTGCAGGATGCCCCGCTCCACTTGCGTGTGCAGCCGGTCTCGCCAGCCGGGATCTCTCATGTTTATCTTGGGGCCGGCCAGATCCAGGTCGACGCGCTGGCCGACCATCAGGAAGCGTTCGAACGCTTGAGCGCATAATGCGGCCGCGCGGTGCAGTGGCCCCAGCACGATAATGTCCGCGTTGATGTAGCAGCTCAGCGGCGTGTCCGCGTGTGCGAACGCGGTCTGGAAGATGCTATCGAGCAGCGGCGTGCCCTCGGGCGTGACGGCGATCTCGTAGGCGCGAAGCTCCATCTCTCGCGCCACGCCGGCCACATTGCTGCCCGGCTCGTGCAGCAGGAGGACCTCGACGTCCATCTCCAGCCAGCTCCCGATTGCATTGCGCTGGATGGCGTCGAATGGCGGCTCAAATGGCTTCGGTGTAGCGAACAATGTCAGATCGCGCTCGTGCAAAATAGATCCTCCCGGCCCTCCTGGCACGTGTAGCCCAATTCTTCCAGAAATCTTCCAATCTCGCCCGCGTCGTAGTCAAACTGTGCCGTGTTGGGCGCGTAGGCCTCGGTGACGATGGCCGGGCGGTGCTCCAGGATGGTTCCGGTCGCGCCCTCGAGCGCGTACAGCTCGGCGCCCTCGAGATCCAACTTGATGAGCTGCGGCGCCAGGTGCAAGCTGTCCAGCTGGATCGCCTCGATTCGATGCGTATGCCACTCCGTGAAGCGCTTCGGCGTGCCCATCGTGGTCAGGCCTGCCTGTGCGGCGGTGGTCGGGATCCGGAGCTCCATCCTGCCGGCATAGTCCCACAGGGCGAACCGGTGCACGGCCAACCGCTCCGCCACGCCGTTGAGCTGCGCCATTTCTCCAAGGGCATGGCGGGCGACTGGGTTGGGCTCGAAGGCCACGCAGCGCGCGTCGGGTCGCTCCAGCAGGACCGGGATACAAAATAGCCCCACGTGCGCCCCGCCGTCGACAAACAGCCCCTCGGTGAGGCGCGTCAGCGCCCACTCGACGATCCCATCGCCCAGCTCGCGCACCGGACACAGGCGCTCCGCGGCCTCACACCACAACATCGGGACCCTTCCCAAAGCGGACGTAGCGCTCACAGTCGAGCTTGTCCGGATCCAGGAAGCCCCACATATCGAGCACGCACTTGCCCGACAGGTCCATTTCCTCCAGGGCCCGGTACTGCTCCCAGCAGGTCATGAGCACCAGGAGGTCGTGCTTGCGTACGAACGCGGCCAGATCCCACTTGGCCAGTGCCGGGTCGTGGCCGCCGATCGCGCCCAGGTGCGCGAGCGCATCGTACAGCGCCGCACCCTGGCTCTCTTCCATAATGGCCACACCCGGCTTGTAGGTCAGACCCAGGACCCCCGCGCGTGGGTAATCGGCCATCAGATCCTCGCATAGATCCGCCAGGCGCTGCAGCTCTCGATCCGCGGCCCGGCTGACCTGTTCGATCACCGGCATTTCCATCAGCGCCCGCCGTCCTGCGGCAGCCAGGGCCGCCGTATCGCGCGGGAAGCACGGCCCGCCGGGCCACGTGCCAGCACCGAAATAGCGGCGGCCTACGCGCGCATCGGAGCCGATCGCTGCCAGCACGTCGCGCGCATCCGCGCCTGCAATCGCCTGGCAGAGCCAGGCCAGCTCGTTGGCCAGCGCCATCTTGGCCACGACCACGGCGTTGAGGCCGGTCTTGGTCACCTCCGCGCTCTCCAGGCTCATGCGGTGTACCGGCGGGTCATTGTGCGTCACCTGCTCGAAATAGCGCTGGGCGACGTCGCCGCTTCGCTCGTCGTACTGTCCGATGACCACGTACTCTGGGTGGCTGAAATCGGCCACGATCGAGCCCTGCCGCACGAACTCGGGTATATGCATGAGCCCGAAGTCGACGCCCATGCGCCGACCCGAGATCTCCTCGAGCACCCGCCCCACGCGACGTGTCTCCCCCGGCATCACGGTGGAGACGACGCCGATGACCTTGTAGCCGCCGTAGAGGCCACGGGCCAGCTCCTGCGCCGCCGCGAGCACGTGCTTGGTCGAGAAACCGCCCGTCGGCGTCGAGGGCGTATCCACGACGATGCAGATGACGTCCGCCAGGTGGGCCGCCATGCCGTTGTCCATGGTCAGGAGCAGGTCATCCTTGTGCGTGGCAGCGAGCTCGGCCACCTCCGGCTCCAGGCCGTTGACCTGTCCGGCGCGCAGCCGATCCAGCGCCGCCTCGTCGACGTCGCTGACGATGACCTCGTGGCCGCACTCTGCACTCCACAAGGCAAAGGCCAGCCCCAGACGCCCGGCACCGCCAACAAACGCTACGCGCATTTAGGTGCCTCCATGTGACCCACCCAGCCGGGATGGGCAGCGAATTCCCTTCTCTGTGCCTGCCCGGCCACTGACCAGTCCCATCCGCTCGCATCGTACAGGTGGCGATAGAGTGGCAGCCGGCGCGCATCAAAGCCCATCAGCCAGGCGCTCACGATGTCCACCGCGAGCAGGTCCTCACCGGCGACCAGCAGTCCCGTGCGCACCGCATCGGGGGCCAGCGGCCCGTTGCCTTCCCCGCCGACGATGCCGTCCACGACCGAAAACGTGCGGCCCCGCAGGGCATAGCTGAAGGCCGCGTAGAGGTCGGCAACGGTGCGCCAGGCGGTGTCATTGCCGTACCAGTTGCCTGCGTCGAGCGCGCGCTTGTCCTCGTCCACCTTGAGGCCCAGCCGCCGCGTGGTGTGATTGTGCAGCCAGTACATGGCCCGGTGCAGGTACTCCAGGCCCCGCACGCGTGGCGCCAGCAGGTGGTCGTACATCCAGCGCTCCAGGCCGATCAGCGCGCGCTCGACCGGGTTCAGCAGTCCATCAGGATACTGGTCCCCGCCCTCGCCCGGGCTGCCCAGCCGGTAGTGAGGCAGGCAGTTCTTGTCGGTGCAGATGCCGACCAGGTTCTTGGCGTTGAGCGTGACGCCGACCTTCTTGTGTGTTTTCAGCTTCGGCATGGAGATGACCAGGTCTGCCTCGAGGACGGTACGCGAGAGCGCATACTGGTGCCGGCCTCCTGTATGATGGTATGCCAGCTCGTGCCGCCAGTAGCAGGCGCCGACCATACGGCTGGCATCCATGCCGGCGAAGGCGCTGTCGCCAGCCATGTCGACCCAGACCGTCCCGAGCGGGTCACCGGGCAAGGGCTGCAGCTGCGACGCGAAATGCCTCTTGGCCGACCAGTACGGCCGCAGGTCGAGGAGCTCCATGTGCCCGCCGTAGAGCTCGTCCACGCGCTCGAGTCCCGTCGCCTCCATCAGCTCGCGCCAATTGCAATCGTACTGCGGCGCGTCGGCGATGACAATGCGCCCGTGGCCGCGCAGCGCGATCCAGCAGTAATCGGCGACGGCGCGAATCACGGAGGGATGCGTGATCACTGCGTAGAGCTCGCCGTCGGTCGGGTGGCGGCTGGCCACAAAATTGGGCTTGAGCACCACGGTCATGCCCGGCTGCAGCAGCTGCCCCAGGGGATTCCACTCCGGCGTGCCATAGCGCTCCACGTCGAGGCCAAGCCCGTGCAGCAGCCGCCGCACGGCATCGTAGACGCCGTTCCATTCGCGCGAGATGGAGATGGTGTCAAACGGGCGCTCCGGATAGACGCACGACGGATCATAGGGCGCCGTGGCGGGATAGCGCGCCGGCGCGACCCGGGTTACCGCGACGCGCTCACTCACCGCCATCCTCCCGCACCACGAGCAGCTGCTTCCCCCGCGCCGTTCCCTCGATGGCTCCCACCGGGCGCAGCTGCAGCTCCAGCCCGGCCAGCTTGCGCTCCAGCCCGGCGCGAATGCGCTCCTCGTCCGCCCCGTCGCCGGCCACGTAGAGAAACGCCGCCTCACCTGCCTGGGCCTGGCGGAACTGGAACTGGCGCACGCCCTGCAGTGTATCGTCGTGGAAATTGAGCGCGCTCATGTAGATCCGGCGGCCGGCGGCCGCCTCCACGTACTCCTGCTCGCGTCCGACGATGCGTCGCCACAGCTGGACCTGCCGACCGCACTCCGGGCAACCCCAGCCGGCCAGCTCGGCCCAATCGCCGGTGTGATAGCGGATCATCGGCGTGGCATGCATGATGAACGAGGTGGCCACGATCTCGCCCACCTGCCCGGGCTGCGTGACCGGCTCGCCGCGCTCGTCGAGCAGCTCGGCGTACCCATACTGGGGCAGCACGTGGTAGGTGTCGGTGTGCTCGCAGTAGCCGGCCAGGACCGCGCACTCGTAGTGGCCGTAGTGATCGAAGACGCGCGCGCCGAAGATCTCCGTCATGAGCGCCTTCTGGAAATCGTACAGATTCTCACTCGCGCATAGGATCCCCTTGAGCGGCGGCAATCTGCGGCCCGTGGCCTGCAGCCACTGTGCGAAGGCATAGCCGCTACTGGGATAGCAGCGGATCCACTGCGGCTCATAATCGAGCGCGCACTGGTAGAAATAGTCCATCCACTGTGGCGTCAGGTGATAGCTCGAGCAGCGCAGCTCGTTGAACTCGGGCACGTATTGCACGTGATTAGGCGTGTCGACGACGAGCCCGCGCAACGTCAGCTGCCGGTCGCCCTCCTGCCAGCCGATCCTCCTGTATTGATGGGCCTTGCTGGCCAGCTCGCGCCCGAAGGTGAGCGGATCGCGCCAGAAGCCGAACGGCTCGCCGGTCGACCCGCCGGTCGTCGTCCACGTCCGCCCGTCCATTGGCACGGAGTAGCCCTCGACGTCGACGCGCATCGTCGCCTTGTCCACCGTCGGGAAGCGGCGCAGATCCTCCAGGTCGCGGACGTCGCGCGGCGACACGCCGGTCCAGTCGTATAGCTTGCGGTAGGCCGGCGCGTTCTCGTAGGCCCAGGTGATCATGCGGATCGCCTCGGCACGGGCCAGCGCCTCGGGATGGTGGTCGTCCGTCATCTCAAGATACTGTCGCCAGGCCACGTAGGCCGGGTTGTCGAGGTCGGCGTGTCTCACAATCTCAGCCCACCTTCCTCCTCACGCACTGCGTAGAGCATCCGCACGGTCGTCTGCATCGCGTCGGTGTAGGCCTGGTGGCGGCTCCGGCACAGCTCGTGCCCGCGCCCGTAATGAGCTTCAATTGCCGCCTGTCCCATCGTCTCCTTGCTCGCGCACGTGTTGACCAGATCGAATGGCAAGTACACGTTGGTATAGCCTGCCTTGAGCAGCCGGATGCTCAGATCCAAATCGTCGTAGGATGTCGGGCAGTACGCCTCGTCGAGCCCGCCCAGCGAGCGCAGCACGTCGACATGGACGGCGAAGGGCCGGTTGATGGCGTCCACCGCGTACACGGCGAGCGCCCGATCGCCGGTGCCGTGGAAATGTACGCCCTTGTGCGGCCGGTCGATCTCGATACGCTGCCAGCGCAGGCCCTGCTGCAGCTCCAGGCCGGCGAGCAGCCCCACCGCGCCGATGCGCTCTATCCGTGCCATCGCCTCGGCCAGCGTGTCGTCGTAGCCACGGTCGTAGATCCAATTGTCGTCCTGCACGAACACGATCGCGTCCCCGCTCGCCTTCTCCAGCGCCATGTTGCTGCAGCGGATCTCGTAGGCGTCATCGGCATAGAGCAACACGCAAGGCAGCCCGTAGCTGGCCGCCACGCGCCGGGCGATCTCCTCACTGCCATCCGTGCAGGCATCGAAGACGAGGATCAGCTCGATCTCGTGGCGGCCCGAGAGGTGCGCGAGCCAGCTACCGAGCAGGCCCTCGATCCAGGCTGCTTTGTTGTAGATGCCGAAGGCCAGCGTGAGTTTCACGATGCGCGCCCCAGCTCGACCAGCGAATAGCAGGTTGAAAGAATCTCATACGCCCCCGAATGCACGAGCTCCTCTACCACTTGCGTCGGCCCAGGCCAGCCGCGCGCGTAGACCCGCGGGTTGGCGTGCGCGAGCCGGCGCGCATCGTGCAAGATGATCGTCCCCTCTTTTCCCACGTGGGGCGCCCAGAGCTCGACATCCTGCCGCGCCGCCTCGTAGCGGTGATCGCCGTCTACGAAGAGCAGCCCGATTGGCTCTATCCATCCGGCCGCCGCTTCCGCGCTGGGCAGCGCGATGAGCATCCACCCGCCGCACAGCGCTTCTCCTACCGCCTGGCGCACCGCCGTCCGGCAGGCATGCTCGCTGGCCCGAAAGTGGGTGTGCGGGTCCTCGACAAACGCGTCGATTGACACCACGCGGACACTGGGCCGCTTGCCCAGCAGGAAGAGCGCTGTTGAGCCGCCATAAGCCGCGCCGATCTCGACGATCGGGCCATCCGTGCAGCCGGCCTTGCGAAACAGGTAGGGCACCTCGGCCTCGCCCAGCCAGTATTGCCGCGGAAAGACGGCGCTCAGCTCCTTGGCGTTCATAGTTGCAGCCACCGGCGCGCGAGCTCGATCTTGCCGCGCTCGCTGAACAGCGCCTGCACGAGCGCGGTGCCATTGCGGCGCAGGCGCTCGCGCTCGGCCCCATCCGCAAGCAGATCCTGCACGGTCGTAACCAGCGCCTCCCTATCGTCTGGCTCGGCCATTCGCCCCGTCCAGCCATCGTAGAGATACTCGCGGTTGCCCAGCACGTCGTAGGCGACGACGGCACACCCGCAGTGCATGGCCTCCTGCTGTGTCCGCGGGCAGCCCTCGCCCCACAGCATGTGCTTGCCCAGATTCGTGCCGACGAACACGTCCACGCTGCGCATGAGCTCTGCCACTCGCGCCTCGTCGCCCGCGATTGGGACCACCCGCCCGGGAAAGACTGCCGCAAGGCCGGGATCGCCTGTCATGCACCCGATGGTGCCCGGCTTGCGGACCTGCGCGTCGGGGTAGAAGGTGCCCATGTCGGACCACTCGCGGATCAGCGCAGGCGTGATGCCATAGGTCGCCATGTACCACGCCTGGATGTAGCGCGAGTGCGTGGCAATGCCGGCGATCTGATTACAGGCCAGGTAGCGCTCCAGGATGGGCCGAAACTCCAGCGTCCAGCGCAGCTCGGCGTCGAAGTAATACAGCGGCCGCCCTTGCAATAGACGATCCAATTCCGGCGTGCCCAGCCAACCCGTGACGATCTGCGGCCCGTCCATCTGGCGTACCTGCGCGTAGCTCACTACCGGCTCGTGATGGACCAGCCAGCGCGCATAATCGCCGTCCTGCGTGGCGATGCAGGCGTCGTAGCTGTTGCTGCGCAGCAGCTTGACCCACAGATTATAGAGCTTGGCCCCACCACTGTGGGCCCGCAGCTCGCCCGAGGTGAAGACGATGGTCATCCGCCCTCCCACTCAAACTGATTGCACGTGCGGTCGCTCTCAAATACGTAGGGCTCCTGCTCGTGAAAACCCAGACGCTCGAACAGCTGTGGCGAGAAATGCACGCCCTCGCGCCCGATGGAGATGCCGCGATTGACCGTCGTGCGCACGCGGTGCATCCCAGCGAGCTCTACGGCCATATCCTTGCCACCGTCCTGGGAGCTGGCGTGGTGCGCGTGACCCACCTCCTCAAAGAGCGCCACAATCTCCCCGTGTGGGATCTCGCCATAATCGCACTCGCGGATCAGCTCGTAGTAGCGCAAATAGTGCCCGCGGATGCGCGCCCAACGCTCGGGCGTGAAGCCGATCATCCACCAGTGGGGCCGGCCCGGCGCGACCTGTCCCAGATGCGCCTCGATGTCGTCAGGCTCGCACCAGCGGCGAAAGCCGGTCGTGAAACCAAAGGCATCCGGGTGGACAGCCAGGCCCTCAAACAGCACGGGCAGCAGCCGCGCCCAATAAGGCGAGAGCACGACGTCGTCTTCCAGCATGACGATGTGCTGGTAGTGCCGGCACATGAACTTGTAGGCCTCGAACTGGTTGATACCCACGCCGGCGTTGCTCTCGCGCAAGTGGGCGACCTTCAGCCCGCGTAGGGGCGCGTCGAAGAAGGCGTGTGTCGCCTCCTGGATCTTGTCATCGTCACCGACTACGCGGCCCGAGAAGCGGTTCACGGCGCCGTCCTGGAAGAGGTGCCAATCCACCAGCGGTGCATCCACCTGGGCTTCCAGGCTCTGTAGGAGTTGCGCCAGATAGTGCGGGCGGTCGAAGCTGACGATGCCCACGCCGATCGGGTTCACGCTATCGCCTCCAGTGCTCGAGTGACGACCGGGCCGCGCAGCAGCTGCTCCAGGAACTCGTTCACCAGCAGCGGCGTGACGACCTGCTGTGCCGCAGCACGCGCCGCCCGGATCTCCTCCCGCGCCTGGGCCAGCATCGCCGCCCGGTCCTCGGCGATCACGTTCTCCCAATAGCACATGCAGTGGGGATGCGCCGGCTGCGTGGGCAACTTGTCCAGCTCGTACTCCTTATCTGCGTAGCTGTCGCAGATGTCACAGCACGGGTGCTGCGGCGACAGCTTCCAGCGCAACTTCTCCACGAACGGGTTGGCCCGCGCCGCCGTCTCGTGTGCCTGTGCCGCCGCCCTGCTGATCTCCGTGCGCGCCAGCCGCATCGCGTCGTAACTGGCGTCGGTGCCATAGGGTGCCTTGGTGCGCACCAGTTGCCGGCCCGGTGCCAGGAAGCGCTCGAGATCCTTTGCCATATCCCGCGATGCCCGCCCCTTGCGTATGCCATCTTCCAGCATCGCATCGATCTTGCGCCGCGTCGTGCCTGCCGTGGACCAGATGCGGTCGCTCAGGGTGTAGCCATTAGGATCCACCCACAAGTGTGGCGGGTCGTAGGCGGCCAGCGGGTTGGGCGTGAAGACGCTCCCTTGCTCTCTGGCTATCCCCCCGCGCAGCATTCCCTTGATGTCACTCGGCAGCCAGCGGTCCATCAGGTCGGCCTGCCGCTCGACCTGAATGCGCGTTGCCTCGGTGATGCCCGCCCACAAGGCCCGCATGTAGGGCGAGGTGGGAAACACCGTCCCGTCGGCCAGCACCTGGTAAGGCGAGAACTGCCCTGCCCGGTCACGCGCTACAAAGAGACGCATCACGTGGTCGCCGATGTCGCGCTGCAGCTCATAGGTTCGCGCCCGCGGCACGGTGCCATCTGCATCCGCCGCACGTAGTACCTGCCCGCTGGCATAGGATGCCAGTCCAGCGAACAGTGCGGACATGCGCCGCTCGTTGTCGCGCATCACGGCCAAGTGGCGGCTGCGGTAGCTGCGGGCCATTACCGAGTCCCCTCAATCTGGACATATGCCTCAAATGGCGTTCCGGCGCCGGTGACCGTGAACTGGACTTCGATGCGGTACAGGTGCCCCAGCGTCAGGCCCCCGACCTTGGGCAGCGTGATCACATCTCCCGTCGCGCTCGCGCTGCCCGACAGCACCGTGGCTGTCACGTCGGCATAGTCGTTCGTCGCATCATACGCCTTGACGCTGACGCTGCTCGGGCTCGATCCCCAGGGCGTTGTGGTCAGGGAATAGATGATCTGTTCGTCTACCCCCTGGTAGAGCTTGCCCTCTACGATCTCGCGGTTGGTAGGACGCATGTCCCGCTCCTAGCTCGCTGCTGCCGTGCAGGTGACGGTAATGGTCAGCGTGTCGCCATCGTCAAGCGTCTTGTCCCCGGCAGTGAATGCGCCGCCGCCGTAGAGCGTATCGACCGAGCCACCCATCGTATCCGTCGT